AGTTATTTATATCTATATGTTATTGTGCATGTTCTACCGTCATTTATCAACTTCATTATTTCGTCAATAGGTTTTAGTGTAAAGGTTGTGGGATTAATAATTCTATATGAACAGATGAAATAACCTTGGGAATTAGTGGCGATGTCAACGGAAATAGCTTGTATTGTTTCATTGGTGATAAATGTTGAATCATAGTTTGTAAATAGACTTTTATCTATGAATGGGGCTATTAAATTACCGTTTTTTACGGCATATTCATCAGGAATGTGTTTTTCTGGGTCATTTAGATCTGTGTATTGAAAGCTATAACCCCATGTGAAATGCCCGTTTCTGTTGTCCACGCTGGGCAATATGGTGGGGGTCCTCACCTTCTTTCCAACCAGAGTTGCGAATCCGTCATCATTGGCGTAAAGGTCATAGTATTCATTTGTTTGCACCAATTTATATCCGCTTGGCACATCCACCCACTCAGTCTGATAGTCCGCATCAGTAGACTTAGCGAGCACCTGTCCGGTAGTACCACCGGCGGGGACATTTCCAGAACCGCCGCCCTGCTGGTTTACCCATGTTACATTATAATCTGTTTCATCGATTTTGGCAAGAACCTGCCCAGGAGTGCCGCCGGAAGGAATAGAATGAATTGATCCCGATACCGTATCAAGCTGACTTTTGTTTACAGCATCTGTGTCTGCTACACCATCAGCCAGAGAATGGATGGTATGATTATTCATATCCAATTCAGATTCAATAGCCAGGCCGGAACCCTGTGTGACTTCACTGATACTTCCAGTTTTGATTCCTTCTTGGAACGGGATAGCAGCAGTGGTAGTAGTGCTGCCATCCTTTAGGATTGCGTCAGTCCTAAGCTGGGTAATATCTTGGGTCAACTGTCTATCAGCTTCTTCACGGGCTGTTTTTTCGGCATCAATATTGGCTTGCAGCTGTCTATCAGCTTCTTCACGGGCTGTTTTTTCGGTATCAATATTGGCTTGCAGCTGTCTATCAGCTTCTTCACGGGCTGTTTTTTCGGCATCAATATTGGATTGCAGATTGTTATCCGCTTCCGTCCGGTCTGCGATTTCTTTGTCGATACGTTTTCCCAGAGCGTCATCCGCTTCTGTTCGGTCGGTGATTTCCTTATCTACTCGTGCATTAAGCTCCTTATCTCCTTCGATACGGTCGTTGATTTCTTTGTCGAGATCCTGTCGAATATCCTTGAAATATCGGTTCATCCATTCAGACAGCTCCCGGACTTGCCTAAGAATCCAGTCAAGATTTATCTGACTAAAATTTGTGTATGGGAATTTAGGAAACCACATTAAAACTCCTCCTTTAATACACCATGATGCAGAACCGCCGCCGGAACTCATCAGATATAGCTTGATAAATGTTTAAGGCGGCTATGTTCCATTCCTCCAGCATCATTGCTTGCGTGCTGGTCACACCTATGTTGCCTTCTGTGTGCTCAGTTATAGTCCAGTTGTGGGAATTATCAATTTTGCTGGTACTACTGGTGGTGGTGTCTCGGGTGGTCTCGGCTGTTGTTGTGCCGTTGCTCTCGCTTCCGGCATTGTTGCCGGTGGAATCAGTCTGCCCATCATTGTAGCCGTTTACCCAGTTGGTCGTGTCGCTGCTCCCGCTTGCGCTGGCTGTCTGGGTTTGGTTGTCGGTTATTCCCTCTTTACCGGTGTTTGTACCGTCCTCTGTGTCGGTGCCGGTTTCGGTGCGGGTAAAGTCACGGTCAGTATTATGAATTGGATTATAGTCCAGCTGCGTAATTTTAAGCCGCTTTTTCCAACGCCACTGGCTGGATCTGCTCCAAAGCTGAATAGCAGAACGCATTACATCAGCATCTGGGTACACAAGCCCCAAATCCGCATTATCAAGCAAAATCTGCTGGATAACAGCGTCCCGATCATATCCGTCCGGCAGTTCCAGTTTATCAAAGATACGGCTGTCATACTGATATAGTCCCATCACTGACAGAAACATTTTCTCCACCTCCCATCAGCTGCGGCTTGAATCGCCAGTCAACGGAAATATCTGTGCCGAACATATCATTTGTCCGGCGGCATCCGTCTTGGAGCTGTTCCAGCCATCGGGCGCACTTGGAATAAGTTTCAATGTTATTGGCATTGACTTCATCAACGATCATGCGTTCTTTCTTTTCAATATTAGCATTTGGGATACCGATTTCAGTTGCAAACATATTCCGAAGCTTCCGGGTCATTTCGGTGAGTTCGGGAGCTATGAAGGTCTGTTTGATATTGGTGTCGAACTTGTCCCAGTTCGGTTCACCGGTGGTTTCGTTGAACAGGTCTTTATTTACCACAACCGCTGGTTTACCGCTGGCAATGTCATCAAACATTTTCTTATAGCTGTTCGCCATGGCCTGATTCTGGGCGGCGAACACCCATGCAAGGCGGCTGTTTGTTAGATTAGTGGTCAGCGTCTGCATGGTCATTGCGAGAAGCCCCGCATAGGTGTCCACAATGTCCATGATACCGCAATAGTCCGGTTGCAAGCGAATGATTGTACAGTTCTTGCCAATTATGGGGTTTTTAGTGATACGGATCAGGGGGTTGGCGATGATTGCTTCTGTGGGTTGATAGAATACGTTGCGCCCACTCAGTCCGCAGGCCTGGGGAATCACGCCGAACTTGTCAGTATTGATAACGGCAAAGTACCCATAACCATACAGAGTGTAAAGCGTATAGGTCAAATCCCAGTGTTCCGGAACATTCCATTTGAAAACTGACATAGCGTCTTGCATGAGCAGTCGCCGGAACATAAAAGCGGCAGCGTTATTGAGAAGATTCACTTCATTGGGTCGTTTGGCGTTTCCAGCTTCCAGCCAGTTAATTTCCTTATAGTCGAAAGGCGGGATAGTGCTATACATAGAAGAAACCACCTCTCATTGCTTCTTTTACTTTTTCGATCTCCGCTGAAGTTGCTTTCAGTTCGATTTCGGGTTTTGTAACCATGATATATCCGGGAATGCTGGAAAGTGTTTTTACTTTACAGAGTGGTTTACCCAAAATTTCCGGGGAATTATCAACCACCCGTGCAAACTGGCTTACTAGAACGGGAGTATATCCGTACTCTGCCCGGCTTCCGTTTCCACCCTTGGCTGACACCTGGGGAAGCTGCCATGTAAAGGCATCGGCAATGGCGCTGCCTACGCCCTTGATTGCGCCCATTACGTCACCAGTCAGAGCGGAAGCAACGCCGCCGGTTACACCACTTAAGGCAGACATTCCTGCTGACCATTCATTACTAAGCAGCTGCCCTACACTGATAGGCACGCCAATCTGTGAAGCGTATCTGCCAATAACTGTTCCTTTGGCTGTGGTGATAGTTAGTGTTCCCTGTCCAGAGATAAGATCAACTCTTACATTGAGTGTTAGACTTGCGTCTGTTACGAAGTAAGAACCGTCAAGCGGGATTGTACCAAATGGAGGGAAATAAAGAGTGTACCGGCTGTAAGGCGGCATATGGAGATAATATCCTCTGGCAAGCTGCGGATGCGCAGGTACTGTTACTGTAAAACTTTTTTCCCACCATCCGGAAACCGATACCACACCCGCCGGTATACTCCACCATCCCAGTTTTATTTCGCTTCCGGTACTGCCCTCTGTTGGCACAAACGGAAGCCACATACAGGACACAATATATTGTGATGGGTTAAAAGAGGTTTTCAGCGTGGAAAGGTTAATATTCACTTCCGTTTTGATAACCCCGCCATTCCCATCTGGTACTGCAACTTCATCTGTTTTTGTCAGCTCAATCCATGCGTCATCGTTGAACAGCTGACTTGCAAACTCCGCAAAAGCCGGGGGCGACATTGCGTAATAGGTGACGGCACCCATTTGAAGACCAGACGGCCCAGCGCCTATAACTCCGAGAATGTATTCTCCATTTACAAGGTCTTTGTAAAACGGCTGTCCGGAAATAGGTGTTGTTTGGATTGTGTACTGGTCTGTGGTTGGATACAGTGTATCCATAATATAGCCGTCACCCTCTGCGGCTGCTCGTAGAACGTACTGTGAACTTGCTCCGATCTGGTCTCGATACGTTGCCAGCACATCTACCATCAGGGTTGCGATCCAGATACCGGCATCGTATGTCCAGTCAGTAATCCAATAGTAGCGGTTAAAATCAGAAATTTTTGCATAGTTGTAGCCGCTCGGGTTACTGCCACCCAGACTGAGCCGGATTTCAGGGGAAATAACGCTGCTGGGAGAAATGATAGTACAGTCAAAGTCCCTGCCCCCGGTGGGGCGGGCTGTGCTGTCGGGATTTTTGGAGAAGCTGAAAAGCGTTACAGTCACAGCCACGGTTAAAACCTCCTTTTAGTCAAGCAGAAATACAACGGCGTTTTCGGTGAAGTCGTTCCAGTTCTGGAAAGTGTAGAACCAGAATGTATTAGTATATCTTCCGGCAGCATTGACCTGCGTTCTGACAGCAGTGTCAGTTTCAGTCATACCGGCGGCTTCCTCATCAAAGATAACGCCGAAAATTTTACCCTTGTTTACAGCTTCAGCCGTGGTAACAGTTCCGGTTGCGGGGTCAAGTACAGACGGAGTTACATTGATTGTATCAGGGGTCTGGATAGCCTGCCAGTAGTTCACACTTTCGTGGTCAGCGTATCTCAGGTAATTATCGTGGTATACATCAGCAAGCACCTGGGCGCTGATCTGGTACTGTGTCGGAGCGTATAGATACACCTTCTGGCGATTCTCGGGAGTGTGCCGCATGATAACTGGGTCACCGGTCACATCGAAATGATACTGATTAGAGCGCTCCGACAGAAGGGAAGAAACCGCCGCAATCCGAGAGTAAACCCACTTAGTAAAGGGGATAAAGTTTTCCGGCTGATACACGGTTTCGTCAGTGAGTGCCAGTCCGGTAATGGTGTTGTACTCGGTAAGAAGATGAACAATCTGTGTCAACTTACCTTTAGAAATAACGCCGCCGATCAGGTTTGCGACAGTTCCACGGGCGAAAATCTCCAAATCCTGTTCCCGCTGGTTGTAAATATTCTGGGTCTTAGCTGCCAGGAATGCCGCAAACTCGTCAGGTCCACGGAAAGCAACATCCAGCTGATTTTCAAAAGTGGTGTCCGCTCTCTTGTAGGTTTCCCGTCCGAAGAAGTTATACTGCACTGGCTTGGCTTTACTGATTTTGAACGGGTCAACCGTTCCGCCATCTGTCAGATCATATTCATCATTTTTCTGGGGGTCAGTGTCTCCGAAGCTGATCTTTCGGGTTACCGCCCCCCACTTCTGCCGGTCAACCATCAGTCCACCGAACTTACGGGAATACGCACGGTTGGAAAAGATAGTCTTTGCAATCACCTGATTGACAGCCTTATAAATGGGGTCATATCCCACCGAAAGGGTTTTCTGTGCCACCGTCACAAAGCTGCTTGTATCGGTCACAGAAATATTTTCAATGCCGGTTGCCTGCTTTGCAATGTCTGTCAGGATAGTAGCAACCTGATTAAAGGAAAAGGAATTAGCCATAATCTTACCTCCTTACTTATTGGAATCGGGTTCAATAAGAACCGCATAGAGAATGTCATCTGCTGTCTGTTCCGGCGGCTGCTGGCTGCTGGTGACAGCATTATTAAGCACGGTCTGGGTCAGCTGCTGCATCTGCTGCTGAATAGCCGCAAACGGGTCAGGCTGTACCGGCTGCATCTGCTGTACCGGCTGCACCGGCGGCTGCTGCACCTGCTGTACCGGCGGCTGCTGTACCTGCTGTACCGGCGGCTGCTGCATCTGCTGTACCGGCGGCTGCTGTACCGGCTGTACCGGCGGCTGCTGCATCTGCGCAAACTGCGCAATCTGCTGGGCAGTAAATCCGGCATTGGCGAGAGTGATCACGTCATTGAGTGTCATACGTTTTCCTCCTTAATGATTGTTGGATAGCCCGCTGCTTCCAGCATTTCCGCATAGGCTTCGGCATTTTCCTTTTTGGCGAAAGCCCCGGTCTGTACCCGATAAATTATATCAGAGCCCGTGTCAGGGTTCAGCTTAATGTCCAGATAAGACAGAACACCGTGAGCGTATGCCTTGCCCAGATTGAGAAGTGCTGCCCGATCTTTGTAGAACTCCCGGTCGGTTTCGTTATCTACAAAGAAACCCTCACAGAGAACCGCCGGGCAATTTACACGCCGAAGCCAACCAAACCAGTCTTTACCGGTTGACATCAGCTTAGTGCGGATTGCGGGACTACGCATAGGCGCATAGGTGATCCGGACATAATCACATATTTCCTCTGCCAGTCTCAGCGACTGTTCCCCAAAGCTGGTACTGGTCTGCCGGTAAACCTCAAACCCAGAACCACCACCAAAGTTAGTATGGACTTCTACCGCTACATCCGGCTCAAATGCGTTCGCTTCCTGGATTTCCTCATCCAACGGGTCATTCTCATCGGTTTCCCTGCTCATTTTAACCGTCAACTGATATTTTTCAAGTTCATCTTTCATCGCCAGCGCAACAGCGAGATTGACTTCATCTTCATACAGCCCAGCCGGTTCATACACCGCCCCGGGGTCACTTCCGCCGTGGCCCACACCAATAAAAACTTTCATTCGTCCGCCCCCAGTTTGGTTATCAGCTTTTCCACCATTACGGTCAACTGATTGATAGCATTCACAAACTTTACGGATTCCTCCCGGTGTTCAATACGATCTGCATTGAACAACCAAAACAAGGCGCCGCTGCATATGATAGGAAAGCCCAGATTCCCGATAGCCTGAATCAATACGTTGTAGTCCATACAATTACACCTCTACTCCTTAAAAAATAAAAGGAAGTAGTTCCCGTCCGGTGCTACGGACATTTCACCAGGCTTCCAACCCTACACTGTGGTGAATGCTACTTCCTCTTGTCATTATTATATTATTTTTTGGTTATTTTGTCAATACTTTAGGTACTGGCATAACAAAGCTTCACAGAAATAACTTTCAAAGCTAATCTGCTGATTGATATACGCCGCCACAAGCCACCTGTTTTGTAATCGAAAGCGGGTTAGCTCCTGCTTGTTTGTGCCATAGTATGGTGGATTTCCGCTGCGGTGAGGGGATATATAAAACTCCGGTCTACTCTTGTGCCGATATACAACCAGTTCGCCAACTGCCAGCATTGGCTTGTATTCCTTAAGCGACTTACTTTTATACTGCCCCAAATCCACGCCGAACGCATTATCCAGAGCCATAGACGTAAATTCTGTATTTCTCGCCATCCGATACAGGGCTGTACCCCGTTTCTGTTCGCTGATAGGGCTATGCTGTAAGTCGATGATACAGGTATCCCGGCTGGGGAGTTCTCGTATCATCTGTCCCTTTTGTCGCATCCGCTCAAACTCAGTCACAAGTCTGAGCCGAACAAAATAAGGGTTTGCCAAATCCGTTGAGTTGCTAGCAGCCACCATCTTTATTGGATTTCGCCCTTGCAGTTCTCGGTTGCGGTTCATCGTTTCATAAGCGTTAAGGAGGGCGTCTGCCTCGCCTTTCATGCCCTTTTCGTGTTCCTCCTTGATAAATTCATCATAAAAGATAGCATCAATATCGCTGGCATCAAAGCCACGGACATTGGCAAAGGTGGAAAGAGACGCTATATAACCAGCTGCTGGGTATATCAGTTCATCTTTTCCGTCTGTGTTCTGGTACTCGTAAATTCCGCCGATACCCTTTACCACCGGCGCAACAGTATATTTCCACCCATGGTCATTTACTACTGACTTAATCGGTGTCATCGCCGGATTCTGTACTATCTGCGCTTGTGAAGCAGTCCGCCGAAGCAACATAAAACGGGTATTGCTTTCTAACAGATATTCCAATGCGCCATAAGTTTTGCCTGTTCCACGTCCTCCGACTATCCAAATAAAAGTAAAGGGCAGTTCAAAAACTGCCCTCATGTTTACATAACCGGAGGGGAGGAAAACAACTCCGGTCTGCATATTAAACACCCCTCAGTGTAAAGGTCTGTCCACCGTTTCTCAGGGTCACCCGCTCCACGGTCACAGGGATGGGCTGTCCCCAGGTGTCGGGGGTCCCATAAACACTAAGGAATGTTTTCACAGAATTAAGGATACCCGCACTATAACTGTGGTAGACTTCCCCATCATCCGCGATAAAGATAACCCGCATAGCCTTTTCAAACTCTCCGGTATCTTTATCAGTGAAGTTTCTGCCCTGGAATACAACATTAGTCAGATTGATGACCTTGCCGATCATCTCGGAAATGTTAGTGCTTTTTGCGGATAGAGCGTTAAAAAGTTCCGAACGCCCTGCACTGTCAGAAGGTGTTGTAAAAGCAAGAGTTGCGGAATTATCCATAGCGTTTTCAATGTTGGTGTAAAGATTCATAAGTTCATTCATGGTTCGTTTCTCCTTTTATGTTTTAGATTTCAGCGTATGGAGGGATATATCCGATCTGCTCATACATTCTTTGGTCAATCGTCCGGCGGCAAAAATGAGTTCGGGTAATAAGTTCTAAATAATCGTCCGTTAGTCCCAAAGTGTATTCACTGTCCTGAATATATATATTCCTCCTAATTCTAATTATACCATCATTTTCCGTTTTGTAAAGCCCGAAATCTTCATCGTTATAGATGCTGCTTGTTCCGCCGCCTTTACGAAATACAAAGCCGATCTGCAAGGCTGGAAGCCCGCCAGCTTCTTTGAGTTCCTCTGCGCCTTTTTTCTTATTTACTCCGGCAATCGTGATATACAGTCCGTCTTCCAACGTATAGGCATATTTCTTAGCGCCGAAAGTAACAAATTGCAAAGGCTTTTTGTCCGGCTCAAAAACTCCCAGCCAATGCCGCTTTCCTTTGGGGTCAACTGCTGTTCCGCCGTTAGCTTCACTTTCGGATTTTCGCATCCGGTTGTACTCTGTCAGGTCTATATCACCCACGAATCCGACCGAATCGGTATCACAGTACACCATCCGGAAGCCCACCAAGCGAATAGCTTCTTCCAGCCGAAGCCTTGCCCAAGCCGTTGTCCACACACCCCACGCATAAAGTAAAGGTGTATTATGGATACGCCGCAAATAAGCGCCTTCAGGGTCTTCCCAGTCCTCCATGAAGTCTGTACCATTGTATTCAATGTCGGGCTTTCCGGGGTCTTGCACGCACATACCATAGACAGAATTAATGTCCTCTTTTGACAGTGCGTATTCAGTTTCCGAACCCTCTACACCTTTCAGCGTGGTTTTCTTTACATACAAATCCCTGATAATAGCTCGTAATTCTTCCGGTAAATATGCGTACCGGGTATAATACAGCCCAGTACAGTCGTACTCAAAATCATACTCGGACACCAATATTGAAAAATCAATATCTGTCACTGTGGTTTCGAGATAGTCCGCCGCATAGATACGGCCATTATCAAATCTGCCGTTTACCGTTCGTCTGCACTTATCACGGGATAGATACGGAACGGGGAAAAATTCGTCTTTCAGTCTGACATTTTTGAGCCGCAAATCCGCAATCATAGCATATTCGCCAGAATTTATCATTTCATCAAATGCGGCCGGACGGGTTTTCTTGAATGCACCTTTAGGATACAAGCAGTTGAGCATCACATCAGGATAGCTGCTGGAGCGGTCTACAAACGTCACACCGTCTATAATGCGTCCAGCGTATTCCACGTTGGCGTGAGTATTTCCGCCACGAAAGGCACGGCGCAATGCTTGATAGACTTCATAGTCCGCCTGATCTCTCCGGGAATACTGAGTTCGGTACCCTAATGCTCGCTTAACCCTCCGGCGAATATATCCGGTCTTTGTGTATGGCATAGAATACCATGTGTCTCCACGTTCTTCCTTTCGAGCATACATTGCTTCAACCAGTCCCCGTACATCATTCAGACAGTAAAGCTTCTCGGTGGCGGTAAGCGGTGTCCACGGATACCGGATTTTCCGATAATCAAAATCATCACCGGATTGTTTCCCGTGAAACACTTTATAGGTTTTGCACAAGCTGTCCAGACTACGCCCCGACTGCAAATAGCTGCACCTGAGTTCAATATGACGAAGCATATCAACTTTTAGCACCTTTCGATTTTCCATTGCAAACGTGCGACCACCGGACAGGTCAAAAAGTCCCGACAAGAACTGGAACTCGAAAGACAGATTATGCACAAACACGATCAAATCAGCGTTTAGCCCATGCAGATAGTCATCAAGCAACCTTAGAAAACCAGCCATTTGGTCATCTGTACGGCCTGTTACCGTAAAAAGCCCATCCATCTGAAACTGCCAGTGATAGATAAAGGACTGCTTTATATCCTCGAGGTTCGTTGTTTCAATGTCCAGAGCGCCTATCTGCGCTGCATATTTCCGACGGCTGCTTCTTTTCTTCCCTCGGGTTTTCTCCGGTACTAACTGTATTTCCTCCCACGGGATAAGGCTCTGCCCGTATTCTATTTCTCGTTCTGTACATATCATCGTTTCTTTCTCCTTTCCTTGGGTTTTCGGAAATTACCGGCTGTACCGGCTGCGACTACTGATTCAGATTCAAAAGCTAACCATGCATCAAAACGGCGTGCCCACTCACTGATATTAGCATCTTCCTTTACTCCTAAAAAGTCATCTGCCAACTCCGCAACCTTTTCAGACGATACCAGTGCCCAATCTACAATAGTTCGGGCGTAATCCATAAACTGACCAAACAACCAAATATTACCCTTATTCACATTGGTAAATCCTACTCGATTCAGCGTTTGGACAGTCTGTCTCTCAGTCTCTCTACGTCTGGTCACACTATAAGACGGGCTATCAAGAAAACGCAAGAGCTGATTAGTCTTGAATGCCAATTCTGACCGTGTATACCCTGATTCTTTCAGTGTGGGAAAAGCAGTAGCTGCCCACTGTATATCGGGTATATATCGGTACTCACTTCTAAGCAAAGTATCAATTCTCTTGTTAAAGGTGCTTCTCAGCGAACTATACACCCTGCGTAACTCAGCATCAGGGACTTCCCGTTCAATGTCCCAGGGAGAATTAAAGCGGATATCCATTCTGACTAAGTCATACCGGGGTTTCTTGCCTGCCATTATTCAAAATCCTGCGGTGTCAGCGATCCACAAATGATAAACACTGGGGCCCCTACTGCCGCACCGTCCTGGAAACGAGTAACTTTAGTATAGGTTACGGGATTTTCCTGCGCTGCTGTGATAGCCTTTTCATAGGCTGCTTGTTCTTCATCGAACCAAAATGCCAGTGCGGGATTGTTGAGAGCATCCACCAGCTCCCCATAGGTTTCATAGTCCGACAGTACAGCAACTCCTACCGCATAGCGTACATTTTCAATAGCCATTGTTGTTACCTCCTATTCTCCTGACGTGTCCTCTGCGTATCGAGAGAGAAAAGTACTTATTATCCAATCCATCCGGATTCAAAATGCAGCGTCCCCCCTCATTAGCTATTCTAACACATTCTCTCCAATAATCACAGAGATGATCGAAAAAATCCCTGGGCAAAAACAGCCCTACCACATTCCCTGCATAGTAGCTCATCTGATCTGCGCCGTATTCATTCAAATCTGGAATACGTTCTTTAAGTTCCACTACATAATCTACTATCCAGTGTTTGTGCTCAATCACAGTCAGTTTCACGTGAAACAACCCCATTTCTAAGTGCATCAACCAAGGCCAAACCGGTATGCGTCATGATCAAATTCAAATCGTCTACCGGAAGTTCCTGCCGGTCTACTCTGTTCAACAGCTGTTCGGAACTCTGGCACTGTTCAGACAACAGATACAGGATCTCAAGAACTTTCATCCGGGTCTGTCCTACTCCATTAAGAAAATAAGACAGGTTTGTCATAGTGGTATACTCCTGCCGGATGATTTCACGCCAGTTTTCGTAAGTCATTGAAATACCTCTTTTCTTACAATAAATTCCTGACATATTCAATCAAATCGGTTATCCTCTTTAGTCATTACTATTCCTCCTTTCATTTACAATTATACCATAATTCATTCCAAAATATTAACCAAACATTCATAAATTTTTTGTGCAATTTAGTACAAAATTTAA